TAACATAGGCGTGCTGATATTGGTCAAGAATGTCTTCCACAAGCATGGGCTGCTGTGGCTTTCTAAGAATGTCGTAGACAGCTTGGCCTACCGCGGATGGGTCTTTTTTGATCTGATCGCGTGACTTAACGAAATGACTTTCAAATTTTTTATTGATATCCATAACCCACGGATACCATTAAATAAATTATTTGAAAAGGGGCTATCCTAATAGGAAAGGATGCCCCAACATGACGTAACATTGCGTCGGTTTTTAATTAACACAATCCTATGTCAACAATTAACGAACTCTTAGATAGACTTGACCGTCTTCTTTTTTAACGACTTCAGCGAAGTGGTCAACCGTAGGTGTATGAGAAACCACAGGCTCTTCATTAGATGAGGAGTTATTAAATGATGTTTCGGCCTTACTTGGAGGGAGAGCAGGGACCGAATAGAAGAACCTGTGAGACTTTTGAATCGGAGCATTCATGCTTGATTTGGGACCACCAAAATCGAATCCCAAAGAAATTGAAGCTCCTTTTTCATCTGAATGATAGTAGGGGTTGACCGCAACTTTCCAATTGTTGAAGAAGTAGCCCGCAACATGGCCAACAATTCCCTTTTCAGAAGTTTGGTGTACGAAATAGGGAGCAATACCGACTTCATAATTGGAGAGGAAGCGATATGTCGCTGAAATTTCACTGACATCATACATTTCGACAATAGGATCGAGTTTCCTTTTGCTCATCTGTGGAAGTGGAATATATCGGTTAAAACAGATTTGAAAATTTCCGAATAGAAATTCAATACCTGGCACGAATTGGTGATTAAACCTATCCAATTTGTTGAAATGGTTTGAAACGACATTCAAGCCAATTCCGAACTTTTCGAAATGTTTGCGAAATCCAACTCCCAATTCGTGATGAAATTTCGAATTTTTATCAACATTTGAATATCCATAAAGCATTAAGTCTGTAGATTCTGTAATGCTAAGAGTAGATTGGTGATTTAGGCTTGCGAAAAATTTAGAATCTGAATTGGGGGCATATGTGAAATTTACGACAGGTTCGTGAAAATCTGCCAAAAGAGAAGTTGATGCTACTAGACCTAGACCAAATATTGAACGTAATTTCATAAATCCTCTGAATTTTTTATTATTTAATCCTCGAACCCTAAGTTTAATCTATCAGTGTACTCTTCGTAAGAAAGTCCTGTTTCCTGAGCTCTTTTTTCTTGACTAGCTCTTACCGATTTCAAGTAACGGTCATATTCAGGATGATCTCGAATATCGACAATTTTAGAAGGGATTTCGATCATTTCTTCTTTTTCTTCTTCAACATCTTAGCACCATAGTCACAGGTTTTATCCCGCTTCTTATCAGCTTTCTCAAGCGATTTCAGATTCTTTTCTGTGCCTTTGACTTTCTTTTCAATCTTGCGAATTTGCTTATCCATATCTATCCACTAATGCTGTAAATAAGGGCCGTTAACTTTGACTTTTTCCGTACGATCAGATGCGGGTATTTTCACCCCTTTACCTTTCATTACATGCTCAGCGATTTTTCTGGCTTTACCAGGAGGTCTAAGCATGGCCATTTACTTGACTCCATTTTCATCTACATGAGACAGCATATCGACACCCATTGTGGGATTGTTTTTAAGGCCATCACGATAGCTGCATTTAGAAGAAAAAGTCGCAAAAATGGGCTTCTCTGGCAAATTGGCATAAGAACCTGATCCTATTCGATGTTCAGGAGCTTTTTGCTTATAATCGTAATTAGCGTTCTTGGCTTTTTTAGCCATAAATAACCTTAGTGTTGGTTAGACATGTGTTTGCGAGCCTGTGTATGAGCTTGACGGTTGGATTTATCAACTGTGCCCATTGTATCATCTAAATCTGTAGGTCCAAACTCGTGTGCTTTAGGATAAGCTGACATTTTAACTTCAGTAGGCATATTGGCGTGTTGACCATGGCCCATTGCTTTTCCTTCATGTTCTGAATTTCCGTGCATGCTCATTTTTTTAGCCATAATAGTATCTCCTATAGGTTGGCTTGATAAACCTCACTGTACACGAATTCAAATAATTTTTTTACAGATTTTTTTGAGCCCAGTTAAAATTAGTTGGGGAAAAATGGTTGCTGATAAATTGTTTTTTGTTTTACTATCCCGGCCATCTTCAACCAATAGGAGGAATTTTATGTCAGTCATGACAAACGCTACTCATAGAGATAAACTCATCGTGGAGGCCCACATTGTACAACCAGGAGGACAATACCAATGCTGTATGCTTATACCGTCAGGACTCCTGGGATTTGGGATTTATGAAATTGTAGCTGGAACTTCAAGATCGTACCCCGCATATTTAACTCAGACAGGTCATCTGGCAGTTGGAATAACAGCAATTACTGCTGGTGTATTAGCTTGTTGTGCTGTAGCTGCTTTTATTGGCAAACGAGAGAGAGAATGTTGCTGGCACAGATCATGTTGCTGGTACAATAGGTAACAATCATGTGATCTATTTTAAGCAGCACCATGGCTGACTTATGCCGTGGTTTTTTCTTCTTGGACATGGTCAAAGAGGTCAGGCTGAGAAATTTCTGATTTGATGAGTTGGACATTCTCCAATCTTCGACGCGCGATCTCGCAGTATTCGGGCTGCTTCTCAATCCCAATGGCTTTAAAGCCGAGTTGATGAGCTGCGATGATAGTAGAGCCTGATCCAGCGAAAGGATCAAGTAGGATGCCGTCTTTGGGGGGCATGATGAGGGTGATGAGGTAGCGCATGAGTTTGAGAGGTTTGACTGTGGGGTGGTGGTTCTGTCTTTTAGTATCCCTTAAATTCCCGCTTCCCGTTTTAATTTCATAATTATCATCCTCCATCATCCCGCATTTTACTTCAGGCATCCCTTCCAACCCTTCATTCCTCTCCTTTCTCGAGGTCTTAGCGCAGTAGATGAATCTTCTTTGAGTATCGCTCACGTCTTTGCGCGTTAATTCGTTCTCTGTTTCTTGCGAGATATTCTTTATTGTATCTATCGCCCGTTTGCTTTCTATGGGAGTTTCTTTGTCTGCTTCTACTTTAAAAAAGAAGCGGCTTGCTCCACCGGAATCATTGTGTCCTTGCTGAAAATGAGGTTCTGTTGTTTTCCCCATTATTCCACCAGAACGCCCCGCTCCCTTAACTATTCCTGCGGGAGATCGTGATACCCCACTCTGCTCATCGAGTAGAGCCGCGGCGACATCATCCAAGATTATGTTGGCTGGCCAGCGGCCATATTTTGGGTTGGGCACATCAATCTTTTTCCAACCTCCTTTATAGAGGGTATTACATGAACTAGGCCTTCCTAATTCTTGATTTGTCGGAATCCTACACGCATCAATATTAATCCCCGCCTGTCCCCATTTCTCAGCATTCTGCTTGAACGTGCCATCACAGGATTTCATGGCCATGATGATGGGCTCATGCGCAGGTTTTAGGGCGGTTCCATATCCTTCAATTCCGAAGTGATTATGACTTTTAGGAAATCCTGAGCCGTAGATCCACATCAGGCAATCCCTAATTTCCCAGCCTGAATCTTCAATTGCACAAGTGAGGCGGTGATAGGTCCTAGTTCCACCAAAGGCTAAAAGATGACCGCCTGGCTTAACTATGCGGAGTGCCTCTTTCCAGATTTCATTATGAGGAAGGCCGGCGTCCCACTCCTTTCCCATAAATCCAAGACCATAAGGTGGATCAGTGACAATGCAAGAAATGGAGTTATCCTCCATCTTCTTCATCTCATCTAAGCAGTCGCCGTTGATTATCATGCAACTTTTTTAGATACGTTAGGCCCACTTTCTTCTTGAGGATTTTGTTGCTCTTGCAACATCTTCAGAATCTCAACCGCTTTATGCAGATGTTCTAAATCAACTCCTTGAAGCTCACGCGCAGCACGAACCAGATCAAGCGCGCCCTGATCCAAATCCTTCTGGGCAGCAGCACGACGCTCCACAGCCAATGCTTGATTCTCTTGAATCCTTGAGGCCCTTTCGTGACCGAGACCCTGGTTTGCGACCGCACGTGCATGCAGGTCTTCGATTTGGGCTTTGAGAAGCTCGATTTGAGTTTGGGCTTGTTGTTGCGCCATTTGGCTTTGTTGCTGTTCTTGTTGACTGAGGGCATCAATGAGCTCCTGTTTATTTTGTAGGGTTGAATTTTTAACGAGCAACTCCGCGGGAACAGGAAGGCCAGCTTCTCTAAGATGTAGAAGTTGGGCAAATTGCATTTGGCGTTGAGTGCTTGTGTTAAGGCCATCTTCGACAATGGCTTTATATTGACCAAAAGCGCGGTTGTAAAATTGTTCGCTGGGGTCTTCTGCAATGACTCTACGGACTTTACCAGGCGTCCAATTTGCCTGAATCATGTCTATACGAATATCGCCTAGCAGCTTTTGGCACTGGTCCAAGTTATCAAATAAAACTTGTAAAGTGGTAAGACCAGCCCCTTGGCGCAGCATTGACAAGATACCTGCTTTATCATCATCGGCCATCCCAAGCAGTTCTTCATTGACGCCGGAAATCTCCCCGATTTCCTTACCGAGAAGCTCAGAAAGCTGGATCATTGAAGGAGGAACTTGGGGAGCTTCGATCTTAACAACATCGACACCTGGCTGAGCACTAGCCTTTAGAGCTAGACCTCTTCCTTGGCCTTGTAAGAACACATCTTTAGGATTGACGAGAGCGTCTTCCTTATACATGAATCCCGAAGTGATCTGAGACTCTAAAATGTCTAACTCAATTACTCTACGTCGATTATAAAGATACTGGGCGTCTCTAAGGCCTCTAACGACACCTTGTATTCTCCATGGGATATAAGGCGATTGTCGTTCATAATATGCCCAACAAGGCACAAAAGGATACCGATCAATACCCATAGGATTGGGGCCATGATAGAACACTTTGCCCTGTACTGAGATCGCAAGCTTAGTGGTGGGGATTTCCTGGTCAAGCACGAGAATCTGCGGATACCGTCTTTTAAACTCTTCCAGATCGTCATCTTGTCCTCTCCATTCAATGGTTTCCCCTGTCTGAATATCACAAAGAAGCTTTTGTTTCCTAGAGTTTAAGTACCAAAATTCGTCGTAAATAAGCAAGTCTTGCAT